GGAGAAAAAAGGAGAGGAGGAAGGGTCAGGGGTGTCGGAAGGCTGCTAAAAAAACCCCCCCTATCCACATTTTGACCGTTTTTGGTGTTTTTGCCACTTTGACGGTTTATGCCGCCTTTAGCACTATTACACCGAAAACAAAGACATTGAAGGTTGAATTCGTCATCTCCGCCTCCAAGACTGCGTGGGATTATGTGATCGACCGTATTGCCTTCGAGACCGCACGCTTGACATGTCATTTGATCGCGGTCAAGGATTCGTTGCCTGATTTTGCGCCAACGTGCAGTGCTTCCAGTGTCCCGCAGTGCGCTTGCCATTAGTACCAGTTCCTTTCAATGTGGAACGCCCACGCCTTGCACGGCGTTTGATAACGTTTTGTAATGTAGCGAATCGTGGCATCAATTTGACGATAAGGGTCAAGTGTTCCATAGTGCTTCGATTTCATCTGACCCAGCCCCCAGTGCGACCCGTTCCGCGCGGTGTATGACCACCGACTTTCCTTTGTAATTATGCGGTTAAAACATTGAAATTCTTTGTAATCAAGAATCCTTGAATGTGCATAAAGTTTCAAATGGTCTATTGAATAATTGGCTGAATTGGCGTTTTGTATCCCTGTTGTCGAAGTAACCGCCAAAATGGCAATACCCGCCCCAAACCGTTTTCTGCGCTTCAGCGAACTAACCGCCAACGCGGTTCGCTTCTCGCGAAGAAATCGTATCGCATTTGTCAACGATTGAATAACTTTACGCATGGCGTTGGGCGTGTCCCACACCTTTTGCACCCCTGTGCATAACTGTTGTGGATAACTTTTCATTGATGACCCCAGCCTTTACCCTTGAATTGAATTCCAAAAGTTGAGTACCTTCGGCTCATGTTTGCCCCGCAGCAGATTGGTTGGTTTTCGTCGTGGATTGACTTATCCACCTCAACACGGATTTTGCACACTGTGCATTCAAACTCATAGATTGGCATTTAAACTCCCTATTTGTGCAACCCCCATGACTTCGCACTTGGTGCATTGAATCACTTCCACACCTTCTGGAAGGTTGTCGGTAATCCTGTGAATCAACTGCTTTGTGATTTTCTTGCATTTTCGGCATTCAAACTGCACTGTGTCCATAGTTGCTTCTCCGTAAATTCTCAATTGGCTGCAAGTTAATTTGTGTCACCCACCAGTTAGGTTGCTTGCTGTGTCGATACTTGGGACGTTTTGCCATAGCAATGGGAATCCAACCAGCAATGAAATAGTTTGGAGATTCACCAGTTACCAGAATTGCCACGTCATTAGGTCGATCGTATTCGTGAACAACTAAATGACCGGCAACGTACTTAGTCCAGCGAACTTCAAAATGACTGCCAACGTCGGCTTTGACTTTGCCCTTTTGTTCAAACGGGTCAAATTCAACACCTAAGTATTTTGCCACGACCCATTCGCTACCAATGCTTTGTGCGTCCTGTGCGATTAGGTCATGCAAAGGTTTGTCCATTGAATAACCACCTTCACGGGTTTGCCAATAATCTGTGTTTTTACTGGCTAAATGCAACGCCGCTTGATGACATGTAAATTCTTCTTCACGCGTCAATTGCATTTTCATCTGCAACCCGCGCAAAACCAGATTATCTTATCGTTGCGGTCATAGCCTTTTTGGTAGCCGAACGCGTCAAACTTTGTCAGCATTGAACATTTGTCGCATTGCTCAACTTTGTATTCTGCAATAACTTCACCGTTTTCCATAAGTTTTGCCGTCATGGTTTGCGGATAAATGATTTCGATAAAATCGCTCATTTGAAACCCAACCACAACATAACAAGCAACAACACAACTTCGAAAACGACAATAACGCGAATTAAATGCTTTTTTCTCATATTTGTGGCTCCCATTTTCCTGTTGAGCGTAGGACGTACCAACGCGGCGTGCATTGGGTTGCCTTTGTGCGCTCGGTGCAGAAATACCCGCCCCATGACTTTGGTGCGCCTTCATGCGATTGTTTCCATATCATGTGCCCGTGGCTGCACTGCGGTGATTCTTGCACCAATTCGCCACCCAATTGCTTGGAAATTTCATCCATTGATGAACCTAGCGACGGGATACCAGATTGCTCGGCTTCGGCTGCGGTTTTGTAACTTGGCACGTCACCAAATTTTGTCGTCCAGTAATCAGTCGAATCAGCGTTTGCAACCTTTGCTGGTGCGCGTTCAACCTGTTCCATGATTTCTTTTGTGCTTCGTTCCGCCCCACCCATAACCAACTGCTGAACGCGCATAATTGCTGAAGTCGTAGTGTCCTCGCAAAACCAGCGTGCCATGTTTTTTTGGTAAGCACCCTGATACCCGTACGCGTAATCAATGCCCGCTGGATTCACGTCGGTGTCATTACGAAAGGCTTTTGCTTCAACAAGGACGTAACCCTTCTCAGCACTAAATTCAACAATGCGGGTTTCAATTCGACCTGTTGGGTATGTTTTCCACCAACGTTCTAATCTTTCGCGTGAAGCCTCGTAGTTGTCCAAAAACCCCATTAGTTGACCGCCTTATTGCTTATGTGGCGAACCATTGCTTTACGTCGTGCCATGCCTTCGCGCTTGCCCTCTTTAAAACCTTTGGCATAACCCGCAGCGGCTGAAATGACCATAAGAATGATCGCCAGCACCAAACGCCCCAATGTCTCTGGGTCTAATAAATCAAGTACCATTTTGAATTCTCCCGATTCTTGGCGGTAGGACTACCACCTGAACTCAGGGTGACGCATGATCGGCGCGCGGTCAAGAACCTTGCGTATTTGTCGGCGTGTCTAAAGGCTTTTGCTTGGATTTAAGTCCGTTGCCAGCCAGCACCCCGCCCAATGAACCAGTCAAGAAAATTGCCAACGTTTTCAATAAGTCAATAAAGGCTGCGTCGTTAGGTGCTTGCGCACTGACTGGTTGAGTAACGAAAATCAGCGCATAGGTTATGCCAACGGTCACGATTAAAAACACAGCAGCAAGGGTTGCACCAATTATCAAAATCAGTTGCGCGTGAATTTCTTCAGGCGATTTACGGCGTGCGGGTCTGTTTCGATTCAATTCCAAGTAAGTCGTCAGTGCATGTTCCAGTCGGGATACACGCGGGGGGTTGACATTCCGCTTTCGACCAGTTTTCGAATTCTTGGCATTCATAGCGCACCCAGCCGTCATAGCCGCAAGCGGACATGGTTAGTGCAAGTGCCCAAACCAACCACGCCGCTGCGACTTTTCGGGCTACTTCCCCGTTAACCCGAAACTCTTATCCTGCGGGTTTAACCAACGCAAGATCACTGGTGCAACTGCTGCAACACCTGCCATTGCGAGTGTCTTTGGATCAGTCACACCCGCCATGTAAAGTGCAAGTGCTGCCGCCATAAATGATCGCGCCCAAGACGCTGCTAAGGCTTTGGCTTTGTCCATTTTTTTGTCTCCTTCTTTGGTTTGTCTCCCGAAGTTGGAACTGCAACCGTCGGAAATTCGCCCGTGTACGGAACAAACTTTGGAATTCCAAACCCGACGATTTCTTTTCCTGCCCCGTACGAACGAACCTTCACCATGACCATTCCGCCATTGCGTTGGTCGCCTGTCCCGCTGGTGTTGCCTTCGATCGTTAAGCAAGTCTTTGTGTCAATTAGTCCAACGACAATTCCAATGTGTGAAATGCGGTCAACGCCGTCATGTGGAAAATCCATAAATGCTAAATAACCCAATTGCGGCATAGTTGACCAGCGTTGCAACTCTTTGAATTTATGTGCGCCCGCTGCCGTGCTGACGACGTTTGGAATTTTGATTCCAGATTGTGCTGCACACCATAAAACAAAACTGCCACACCAGGGCAAACCGTCAGCCTTTGTAAATTTGCCGTATTTTGTAAGGTTGTCGCCTTCTTCAATTGTGCCAACTTCAGCGGCTGCGACTTCGATCAACCGTGCATTTGTGCCTTGCGGGTAAATACTCACAACCCCAATGCTTTCAAATCGTCAATGGTCAAACCAAGTGCGGTCAATTTTGTTTGGGCTGCCGTTTTTGCAGTTTCTTGTACTGCCTTTTCGTCTGCAATTGCCTTTTGTGCTAACTTGTCCAATTCAATTTGTGCAATTTCTTCATCAGTCATTTCGCGCACAATTGTTTCGTTTGTTAAAGCATTTGTTTCGCTTATCATGTATTTAGGCATTTTGCACTCCGTATACTCTAATTGTTCCCGCCATTGCTGAACCGTCTGTGCTGAATGTAAAACCGTCAAAAGAAGTTGACGAAGTATGCAGACCTTGTCTCAAACCGTATTCAACATCAGTGTTTTTGCGATTTCCTTCGTTTCTAAAATAAGTCTTTTGCGCTGCAAAAGGATTGAATAACTGAAAAGTTGCAAAACCACCAGTATCCATTGATGACGGATTACAATCTACGCCTGATGAGTTTTGTTGAGTTGAATTGGAAATTGTTGAGGAATACGCAATAATTTGGTTAAAATTGTAATTTGTGCTTGAATCAGTACCGCTTGCACGAAGTTTCCAAGTCGAATTGTTAGAACTCGTAGCCGAGGTTATGTTTATAGTAATTAGATAATTTGCATAAGTAGCACTAAAACAATTATTGAATGATTTTGAAGTGACTGCAGAAAATGTATCGGACACAATTAAAGTCAACGCCCCAGCCGCGGGCGTAGACCAACTTGGAACCCCACCTGCTACGGTTAAAACCTGTCCAGTAGAACCCACGCCGAGACGTGTATTTGTGTTTGCAGTCGCAGACGAATAAGCAAGATCGCCAAGCGTCGTGCCTGGTTGTAATGCCTTTAGTCGTGTGTCAACGCCTTGCAATGCAACGTCAAAATCGGCTGGTAAGTCCGTAACCAAATCGCTTGACGTGGGGAGAACAAAACCATAGTTCGTGGTCGGGTTTGCCAATTGAGTTTCCTTTCGTTAAGCCACTATTGTGGCATTTGCCCAGTCTAAAGTCGGCGACACGCTTGCCCAAGTTTCGGTAATTGGAACGTCGTTCCAACGCATTGCTTGCAGTGAATAGGCAAGCGGTGAAAGCAGCAATGTCACCGAAAGTTGATTGTAAGACGCCTGAAAGCCCCAGCCTTCTACAAAGCCCTGAAATGTTCCCGAACTCATGTTTAAAGGTAAGTTGTTTAGGGCAATTGCTTCGCCCATAAAAACGTTCAAAAGATTGTCTCGGTCAGCGTCGTCAATTTCAGGGTTTGTAAGATCAAAGGAAATCTGGCTGAAGATTGGCTGCGGGTTGGCGCGTAATGATAAATAGAATGCAGCCTGTGCGCTTGCGTCTCCCGCGTCGTGCAATGTTGTCGTGATGATTTGTGCAAGATTGCCATAAATAGCAATTGAGGCTGGGTCACTGTCTGAAACGTCGTTTTGACTGTTTGCGCCGTACAAAATAGTTATGGCATTTCGTACGTCGCCCACGCGGGTTTCAATGCGTAGTCCCGCTGCGCGCGCATGATTTGCGTCAAGATCGACATAACCGTTTGCAGCAAGGTATTGGGTGCGGTGCGTTGAATCGGCATAACCAATGCGCCCCAGACTGTCCTCGTAAATATAGCCAAGCCCTGAAGTCGCCAATGCTGCAACTAGCGAATAAACGTCGATTGGGTCTGACCCACCACCACGCGCCGATAGATCATAATTTCCCGGGCGGTCGATTTCACCCAACCCATTGTTTTCAGCCGTCGCCCATGTCGTGCCCGCTGGTGTGTAAGTACCCCATGTGACAGACCCAGCCACCTGCGCCCATGAATTGAACAATACTGTTTGCAAAACTTCATAGATTTGATCGCCGTCAAAATCCCGTGCAAGCGCGTCGGTGAAAATTACTTTTGGCAAACGTGCCAATGCGCCCAATGCAGTGATCGAATAGGTCTGGGTAAACGTTGTCGAACCTACGTCACGCACTTCCAAACCAATGTCCACAACATTGCCGCCAAAAAGTGAAATTAAGGCGTTTGACGTGTCTCTGATTTGAACCGAAATAGTTGAATTTATAGAAACAGGGATTGTGCTTTGTGAAATGTCAATAAGTTGCAGATTGACATAACCCGCTTGGGCTTGCTCATAAATGTTCGTTCGACCACTTTGAATGGTCAAATTGGCTAAAACGGCGTCGGTGTATTCAACACCGTCAATTTCCACTAGCCAAACGGGATTCCATTGGGTCATTAGATTGCCTGAAGTTGTCCTGCGCCACCCGTGCCGCGATAGTAACTTGAATTGAGTGTTTCAATTATTGTTCGGGCAGTGCCTTCTTTATCAATTGCCCCGTTAACCGTCAAATTGATCGTTGGTTGTGCTGAAGCCGCTAAAATTCCTGCAAGGGTATTTGTGTTAACCCCTGACGTACCAAACGCAAAAGGTCTATTGGACGCGGCTTCAATACCCGCAAGCGTTGTTGTTCCGCTGGTAAAATTATCAAATGCGCCAGCAATGTTCGTAATCGCTTCGTTTGCTTTTTTGGCTACCACTGCGACTGCGCCTTTACCGCCACCACCAGTAGTTCCACCACCGCCTGAAGGAATAGTTACACCGCCAAGACTACCGCCTTTACCGCCACCACCAGTAGTTCCACCACCCGTAGTTCCACCACCAGTAGTTCCACCACCCGTAACAAACGGTTGACCATTTGGCATTGTGCCTGAAAACCCACCCGCACCGCCAACCCCTAGCCCAGAAGTTGAAACGTCGCCTTGTCCTGCTAACGCGTTTGCCCCTGCTAGAACCGCCGCACCAAGTGCAACCGCACCCACGCCCAACAATGGATTTAGGGCAAACGCTGAAGCAACACCAGCCACGATCGCTGAAGCCTTTAATAAATTGTAAGCCTTAATCAAACTTGTAATCAAAACAATTGTGGCTTGAACGGCAGCAGCAATTTTGGAAACAACAAAAACAGTTGCTAAAACCCCAGCAACTGCAATAAGTTCGTCTTTCAAGGAAACAACAATTTCAATTACTTTTCTAACACGTTCACCCCAAGCGCGCGCAGCAATTTCAGATTCTGTCAAACTTTCGTTGACCCCGTCTTTACCTGTCAAACCGTTTGCAAATTCCTGAATTAAAGGAATAATGTTTTCAGAAAAGGCGGTTGCCAATTCCAACACGATTGGCAGCAATGCTTCACCAATAATCAATTTTGTGTTTTCTAATTCAGCACTAAGGATTTTGGTTTGGTTGGCTAAACCGTCCGACGTACGGGCAAAGTCACCCTGCGCTGCCGTTGTTTGTTCGTAAATAACCTTTTGAGCAGCCAGCACCTTTTGTTGCGGTGTCAGCGCGTTTTTGGTGGTGCTAATCAACCCCAATTCGAAGGCTGCATTTTTAAGTGTTGCGTCGTCTAGCAAAACACCGAATCGACGCAGCGGTTCGGCTTCACCGCGCAAGGCTGAACCAATGGCGTTGATTGCTTCGTCTTGGGAAACGTTGTTGAAGGAAGCAAGGTCGGCAGCCAATGAAACAAATCCTGTTGAGAATTCAGTCAGTGCGACACCGCTAAGCCCAGCGGATTTGCCGAAGATAGCAAAATTGGCAGCCGCGTCTAATGCCTGTTGTTTTGTTTGTCCTAAGGATTGTGCAGCACCTTCAGCAAACTTTTCAATTTCTTTTGCCGAATCGCCAAACAACACGCCAACTTTGGAAATCGTTTCGCCAAGATCGGAAGCGGCTTTGATTGAATCGATTGCCAGTTTGCCAGCAAACACCACTGCGGCAGCCGTAGCCACTTTAAACGCCGTGGTGATTTTGTCGCTGAAACCCTGTAACTTTCCTGTGAAACTGGAAATGTCTTGTTCGCCAGTTTTTAAGGATTTGTTGAGTTTGTCAACGTCTGCCAAAATGGAAAGTTTAAGGGTGCGACTTCGATCAGCCATTAGTTGAACTCCTTAACTATTTCGTCAAACGATTGTTCCCAGCGTTTTACGATTTCAGGCTGAACGCTTCGAAGCGTTGGATAAATGAACCAACCGCGCGAACCTCGACCTTCACGACCTGACCAAACTGGAAATTGCTTATAGCGGTTTGAACCGAATTCGTAACCGCCCCACAATTGCTGAGTTGTTCCTCCGCCGCTTAACTTTTGACTAGCAAAACCAAAAGAGATTTCGCCAATTTTTGACGACTTTGAAACCTTTGAACCCTGTGCAATTTTAGGTGCAACCCTGTTTTTTGAATTTGAAGCCGCACTAATAATTCTGCCACGAACAAAATCAGCAAGTTTTGAAGTTTGCGTTCGGGCTTGGTTAGTGGCTTCCTCGTCCATTGCTTTAAAAGAACGAAGAATGGCACGCAATTCTGCTTTGTCATAACTGATCGCTTCAGTTGCCATTTCTCCGCCTTTCCAAAATTTCAATGACCGTCAGAATGTCTTCTGCACTTTCGAAATCGTTTGGGTGTAGCCCTGTTTGAAGGGCTACTTCCCAAACTATTCGGCTGAGACTTCCGACTGGATAACTTTTGGGTTTGCTTCACCAACACTCACGTCAGCAATGGTTTCAGTCCAAACCTCTAGGGTTTTGATTGGCTTACCCGCCGCTTCACGCTTCATTGCATAATAAGCAAGAAAGACAAGGTCGGAAATTCCAATTTTGTCTTGCGCCTGTGCAATGGTGTTGCCTGTGTGCTTTTCCCAACGAACCCACTCAGGGGGAGCAGCAACAAACGTCGCTTGCTCTCCACTGGTGAACTCGATCGTAATTGGTAGTTTCATTTTTTCTCCCGATTGTTTGTGTTAGAACGCTTCGGCTGGTGTGCCGATAACGGTAAATGAAAGTGACACGGTCTGCGCGTCTGGTGCAGTACCGCCCGCGCTTGGGAACGCTGGCAAAATCTGGAATGTGAACGTTGCGCCGCTTGCAGCAGTTAGAACGGTCGTAATTCCTGTGTTCGGTGCTGATTCTGTTGCGTTCCATAGACCCTCGCACAATGAACCAGTTGCGCCCCAGTCTGCAAGCATTTCGACGTCAAACGAGAACTGGTCATCAATGTGACGGTAGACCTTGCCGTCTAAAGTTTGGTACGTTTCAATAGTTGGGCTATTGGATAGGACTGCGCTTGTTGCTTGGGCGTCGTAATTATTGCCACCAATAGTAAAGGTGACGTCGCGCCCAGTTATTACTGTTGTTGGCATTTTTACTCCTTATGTCGTTTGTGTGTAATAAGTTGAAACGTTAATGTCTGCGACGAGCATTGGTGATTGACCTACTTCAAGCACCGTCGGTTTCTCAACGACCCCGACAACGTATCCCGCTGGCATTGCAGCGAGAATTCCTATGATTAGTTTTTCCAGATTGTCTAATGAACCTGCGTTGCTATTTGAAGCAACAATTGCCGTAATTGCAAAATTAATTTTAACTTTTGTTTGTGACTTACCCAGCAAAACAACTTCCATGTACGGTGAATCTGGTACGACCACTATTGCTGGTGGAATGGGCGATTCTGGGACGCTTGGATAAATGTTTGCAGCAAGCGCACTAAACGCGTTGGCTAATTCTGCGCGTGTATCGGAAACGGCGTTGGCTGGCATTTATTGAACAACCGTTTCAACGTCTAAAAATGGCATAAGTAATGTTGACACTCTGTTGGTCAAACTGCGTCCCATTCGGTATGGCGTACTAGCAAAATCGACGCCCTCAATCTGTCCACCCGCTGCAACGCGTGATTGAAAAACTTCCACGCTAACCGCAAGAATTGCTGATTCAATTGGAGCACTGTTTGCATAAATTTCGGCGGCTGAATAGCCTGAAAGTGTTGCCGTTCCCGCTGGAATCATCTCGCGCAATGTAACGTCAGCGTTTGTTCGTGCTGCGGTAAATGTATACTCGGTCACGTCAATGACCGTGACGGTCGCTGAAAATGGTGCTGGTAAACCAGCAACAACGACTGATTGACCAGCAACGAAATGATGTGCGCGTTGGGTGTAATACGTCGCGACGTTTGATTTTAATTCGTATTCGCTAACGGCTGAAGTGTTTGCAACGAGCATTGGCAAAATAACCGCTTCGGCGGTGTTGATAATTTCGTCTAAATAACTGTCTGGATAAAGTGAAACGGAAACGCCAAGCACACTACGCAATTGCGCGGTTGACACGATACTTGGCATTTCCGTTCCTCTCGACTGCTGCGCTGCGTTCGGGAGTGACCGCAGCGCATGATTAGTTTTTACTTATTGTTACGGAATGCACCATTCGCAAGTTTGATTGCAGTTGCACCAAAAGAATACAAGCCCACGGTAATTGAACCGTCTGCCGTTGATTCTGAACGCAACTGGAAATTGCTTGATTCGTACCATGTGTAAGCGTCTGGGTTGACGATAATCAATGAACCGTCGTCTGAACCTGCTGGTGCTGAGAAATCAGCGTATAGATCAAGCCCAGCCACGTTTCCGCGAAGGCTATCTGGACGCAATGCACCGCCCGCATTCATAGGTTGTGACGCAACGTAAATTGGTCGCCCATTATCGTTCAGTGACATTGTGTTAGCCCACTGGCTTGCACCCATGATGATGTTACGTGCGAAACCCTGTGTGTTTGTGTAAACAGTTGCAGCACCGCGTGAAACGTATCCAAGCAATTCAGCAGCAGTTGGAAGTGCTGAAAGTGTTGTTCCGTCAATTGCAGCGTTAGCAACAAGGATTCCGTTGACATAAGCATTTTGTGCCTTTGCCAGTGCTGCAACCATGTTGCGTAGCAATTCGTCAAAGAATAATGGAGAAGAACGCTCCAACAATTCTACGGAGAATTTCTGTTGTCCAGCGAACTTAACAACTGGCACTGAAAGGAATGAACTCTCTTGGTCAGTATTTGAAAACGCTGAAGTTTCTGAAGTTACTGCAACGGTAGGCATGGCGTCGATACGTGGAATTTCAAACGTCATTCCCGCGTCTGGCAATGTGCCACGGCTAATTGCGTCAATGCTTGGACGAATTGTGTTGCCAAGACCATTAATGATTTCGGTCAACTGACGTGTTGGAACAAGTCCAGCGTTGTCAGTTGTTGTTGCTCCATTGTTCGCTGCGTGAACGTAATCGCGCGCGTCAAGATCGCCCATTGATGAACGAATTGTGTTTTCTAGATACTTTGCAGCAGTTACTTCAATGCGTGGTTTTGTAGTAAATCCACCCACCTTAGGTCGTGCTGACGCAGTGATTGTTTCTGCGGCTTCTACCGTCTCGACGGCTTCCGCTTGTGTGACGGTGTTGTCCACTTCGTCTCCTTCTGTTGTTGGTGTGACTTCAGATTCGATTGTCGAATCTGAAACTTCATTTTCTCCAGTAGTTGTTGCGGCGACTGATTCGACGCGGGCTGATCGGATAGCGGGTTCACTGGTCAATGCGACACCAGTTAATTCACCCTTCAAAATGCGAACTGTTCCGTCTTTAAGTGTTTCGTATTCGTCAAATGAAACTTCAACACTAAATCCGTCGCGCATTCCAGTGCTTGCTTCAATTAAACTGTCATTGCCCGCGGTCGTTTCAACAATTTTGAAAACGGCTTCAATTCCCTTGTCATCTGAAGTCATGCTTAATGTTGACCCAATTCTGCGGGTTCTGTCATGTTCCAAGTTGAGTAGCACGGGCGTTGGTTCTATCGAACCAGCAGCGAATTGAACTTTGCCAATTGAAGCACTGCCAGTTTCTTCGAACGTGACAATGCGACCAGTGATTGTGCGACGGTTTGAATCTGCCGCGGTTATCTGCATTGGTGTGATTACTTTTTTCATAGCAGCATGTCTTCTTCCTCGCGTATTTCGTCGATCGACATTGCGCCGATACGATTTAAGATTTCATAAACTTGCGCGCGCTCGTACGGGTTGCCACGTAGGAAGTCGTCTAAATCAAACGACACACGATTTCCTGCTGGGGTAAAATCCGCAAAAGATAACCTTTGTTCAATAATTGACATGTAATTTCTAAACGCGAAATCAACAAGGTCGCGGCGCTTATCTAATGCGTTTGAATAAGTAAATGAAGATTGTTGCGAATCTGTAAAGTATGCGGGCAACCCAGCGGCACGTGATAATTCTAGGGCTAAATAGTTACGCGCTTCGTTGAGTTGAAGATTTTTTGGGTCGTAACCAATTGTTGAAAGATCAACGTCGGCGTTTAAATAAATAACTGACTTTTTTGCACGGTTGCGAATTGCGCCGAGTAATTTTGAAACGCGGTCGGCTGGTAATGATGTTCCGTTTGATTTCAACACCATTTGTGGAATTGGGTCTGCTGCAAAATCTAATGCAGCACGTTCCAACGCGGCGGCTGCACGAATTGTTCTACCAGCGCGATTTAGCAAACCTTCTTGCGCTCCAGCGAATACGACTAAATTTGAAGGGTCAACGTATGAACCGTCAATTGAGTAGGAAACAATTTCTGTTCCAATTCCATTCGTTTGAATTGTTACGCGTTCAGGTGCAACACGTTCCATTGCACGAATTTTGCCTGTGTCTGCATAACGTTCCATAACGTAGGCATAGGCTGAAGGAAAGAAAAACAAATCGGAAATAATCCAAGACCAAAAAGTTGTTCCCGGAATTCTTGGGTCAGGCTGATTGATAACACGCGGTTGCGAAACCTTTTCACCAGTGGCTTCGTTTCGTGTATGCATTGGCAATGAAGCAACTGTTTGAATAATTCCAAGAGAACGTGCAATTGTTGGAATTGTCATTGCTTCTGAACGAATTGCGCTAGTTACACCAGAAAAGAAAAGTTGACCTTGTTCTGGGTAATACGGCGCAATTGCGGCAGCGTCCACCGAAGCGGCAGTGACGGCTGCCTTCGGCTTCGGCGGAACGAATAAATCAAATAAACCCATGTCCAAATTGTGTCAGGCTTATACGATCAACCAACCATGATGTCAAGATCATTCTCTGGGCGTGTCGCGAAGTGAGAAACGAGACTGACTGCCACTGCACCGCAGACGACCGATTTTGACGCCCTTCTTCCTATAATCCAGCCGCCGTCCCCACGACGCAATTGCACCGCCGCTAACACTTCCTCGCTCAATTGACTTTGTCCCCTGTGTTTTAGGCGACCGCTATTGATCGCCGACAACATTTCGTCACACGCTTGGGGATAAGCGTTGTCCATGTCAAAAACGGGAATTCCTGCGGGTGCAAGTCGGGCTGCGACCGCCCCGCTGGTTTTTCGCGAATAAAGGACGTATTCGGTTGGATACTTGCGCGCGTAATCTGCCAATTCGTTTGCAATTGCTTTGTCGTCCAATTGCAATTCATTTGTCCAAGTGTGAAGTAATTTGACCACAAACTTTTCGCTTCCAAGTTTTTGCGCGCCAACCAAACTTGCGTGCCGTCTATCTGGTGAAAGGTCGATTGCCAACCATGTGAGTTTGTCTGGGTCAAGGTCAACGGTTTTGTCAAGACAATTACCCCAAGACGCAGAATCGACCGCGCTATTAATCGCAACAACCCAGCGGCACAAAACTTCAGTCATGACCACGTCAGGCGGGTCGTTCAAAACGCTTTTGATGTTGTCGGGGTGGAACAAGTACCCCATTGAGGGGTTTGAATGCCGTGCGTTCTCCACGCTCATTTCGTCGGTCGGTGCTGACCATTCAAAATACCCAATGTCGTCTTGCACGCCGCCAATGCTTGCAAGGGCACGATCGCGAAATGCGTTAAGCACGACTGAACTAGAATCGCCCGCATTCGTGTACGCCATGACCATTGGATTTTGCGCCGCCATAAGGGTGTAGCGCAGCGAAGCAAACGATTCAATGTCCGTCATTTCGCGCAATTCGTCCAAATGGATTGTCGAAGGTCTAGAAACGCCGCGAGCAGCCGAACCGCCCGCACGCACAATGAACCGATTGCCAGTCATAGTCTCAATTTCTTCGCCACCGTGTTGCCAGCGAATCTTTTTGACCTGTTTTGCCAAGTTGTCATTGCCTTCGATCATTTGAACCATTGCCCTGAATTGTTCCAATGACGTGGACAAGCGGTGTGCCGAACCTATTTGCAGTTTTTCGTCCCATAGGAAAAGACCACCCATGATTCTGATTAACTGTAAAAAACTTTTTCCTTGTTGTCTCGCTACGACGATTGTATTTACAGGCGTCGCCCACCTGCCGTCGGGTTTGACTTTGTGTGTGTGAATAAGCGCGAACTTCTGCCATTCCATAAGTTCAATGCCCAAACTAGACGCAAGATCCACCAATTCACCCCCGCGTGACGGTAAATCGTTCAGTGGCGTGTGAATTCTGGGCGTTTGAACGCCAAATAGCGTATTTTCGCCTTCTGTGTCCCTACCCAAAACCGTTTGCAGCCGTTCTAAGCCTTCTTCGGTTGGTTGGTGACCTTCTATGACCTTTTCAGTCATTATCGTGGCTTCTCGAATCGTTTTGGGGGGAATTTAATACAGGAAGGGTCAGGGCTTCCCTTCC